CGTATACACCGAACTGCTTATTCTCAGCCTTTACGGTCATATTATTTATATCCTCTTTTCTGAATAATAGATTAGCTCTTAGCATTCTAGCACAGAAGTCTCTATTCTTAGAATCTTGAGGACCCATATAACGATAAAGTACTTTGTAATCGCCGTATGAGTCTATAGTCGACTCGGAAGGACGTGAGACAATTGCAAAGACAAACTTATTGAACTCTTCTTCACTCATTGCTACCCATCCATCTTCTTCTAAAGATCTATCGGTTATGCCAATCTCTGCTAAGTTATTGATAATAGCATCTTCTAGTTCTGACATATTATCTGTAGGCATATAAGATTTAATTACTTCGATATGACCCATCAACCAAGTGATGTTATGCTCCATACCGGTAAGCTTATTGATCTCAGCCATAATATCTTCGAAGTCAGCAGCTAGTGCAATAGCCTCTACTAGATCTTCGTGATTAGCTTCTCCTTTAGAGATTACTTCTTTTTCTTTGGCAAATAAAGCATCTGCCTGTACTGCAGCAGCTCTAATCATACCAATAGTATCTTCACTTAGATTACCCATACTAACAAGGTGCTCAAATAGACCGATAGCTCCTGGACAGATCTCAAAGTTCTTAGTCTCGTATCCAAATACGTCTACTTGTTCAAAATTGATCTCTGCTAACTTAGCATTTAAAGATTCGATATCTAATGCAGAGCCACTAGTTTCATTTACGTACGGGTATAGTACTGTAGTATCGATTTCAAAGCCCTGACGAATTTCTTCCAATTTGCTAGAAGCCCATTCGATACCTGCCTGACCTCCCCAAGCATCTACCATCAAGCCTCCACAGCCTTCAGAGTAAGGTACATCCTTGTATTGTAAGTGTCTGGCAAAAGCAGCCATACGTGCTATAGTTTCTTCTGAGATAGGCTCTCTGTTAGCTAACTGATGAGCTCTAGCCTTACCTACAGGAGTACCACAATCACCCCAACCGTGTTCTTCTACCCATGCTAAAGCTCTCTTGGCTGCATTAGTAGCTGATTCAGGATAATCAGTATAGCTTTCAAACTGTAGATCTCTAAATGCAAAGAAGTCTTGCTCTATTGCTGGCATCTCTACCAAAGCAACAGCATCTACTCCGTCACTTAAGAATTCTTCGTTAATGTCAAGTTTTACGATTTTCATGATTTCTCTTTTATATAATTATGGTCAAGGTTATAAGGACCTTCTACGTTTAATTTGACTTTCTGCCTCTTGAGCAGAAGTAACGTCTCCGCTTATCACATAAGCTCTAACAGCAGTACCGCCACCCTGTTGTGATTGAGTACCTTGAGCTAATGCTGCTCCTAAATCAGGTGCACCAAAAGGCTGTGCTCCTCCTCCCATCGCTGGTCCGGATGGTCCTGTAGGCTTAGGTGTAGAAGGAGTACCTCCTGTACCTGGTTCAGCACTATTGATCTGTCTGATAGAAGATAGAGTAGTTGCAGCAAGTAATGCAAACTGAGATACCTGATAAGCGATAGCTAATGGTCCGGTACTCTGAGAGTTCTTTATGATACCTACAGCAGCCTGTCCGGCATCTACTAATACGTTAGCAATAGCAACTGCTTTACTCTCTCCAAATAGCTGTGTTAAAGCTCCTTGAATGTTATCGATAGTACCACTGATTAAAGCAGCCTTAGCTTCTTCTTTCTTCCTAGTATTCTCAATATCCTCCTTATTGTACTTCTGATTGATTGCATTTACTTCGGCATCTCTTTGAGCTGTAATAGTAGCTAGAGCCTCTGCATCTTCTTTATAGAACTCTAATGCCTGGAAATACTTATCCTCAATATCGTTAAGCTCTCTTTCCTTAGCTGTAGTAGACTGTAGGTATAAAGCCTCATCTAGTAATGCAGCAGCATCTACGAATGCTTGAGCAGCAGCTGCCTCTCCTTGCTTACGCAAGTCATCAACCATCTTAAGGTATTCTTGCTCGGCTTTGAGACGCTCATCGTTGACTCTTTTCTCTTCAGCTAGTCTCTTTTCATTTGCAGCCTTTTGCTTAGCTAAACGATCTTCTCTTGCCTTAGCCTCTCTAGCTTTTCTATCTGTTTCAGCTTGTGCCTCAAATATATTTAATTCCTCCTGTGCTTTCTTGAACTCTTCAGTACCCGCTAGGTTAGAGTCTCTTTTAGCCTCAAGTAATTCTCTTTGCTTTTTAGTTACCTCTTCAATACTAGCTCCTTGAGCTCTTAGTAACTTAGTCTCATAGTCTAGTCTTTCGGCATTCTTAGCAGATGCTTCAGCAAATTTCTCTTCTTCGGAAGCAGCTAATCCTATAAACTCAGCAACTGATTGGAAGATCTTACCAAAGAACTGAGCTACTTTATTTACTGCCTCAAACTTATCTTTTAGGAATACAATAGCAGCACTTAATGCACCAATAGCAAGAAGAGCAATACCAACAGGACCCATAGCCACTTTCATAGCTACTCCAAAGCCCTGAGTAATAGCAGTAGTTATCTTAGTAGTGTTACCTAAGAGTTTAAATCCTTCTCTAAGTTCTTTAGCACCTTCTAAGACTCTCTTACTACCATCAGCAAATGCAATAGCTCCTACGGCTGCAGTTTGAAACTTCTCAGCCTGCTCTTCAGTTACTGCTCCAGTTAAAGCTAAACCTCCAGCCAGTACTTCTACCGAACCTCCTAAAAGGTTGATAGCACCACCCAGGACCTTAATCCTACCTTCGGCTTTCTCGGTACTGTCCGATACCTTCTCGGTACTGGTAGCAGCATTATCCGCTGCATCGCTTAAGTCATTATAGGCACCTTGAGCGCTTTTACTATCGCCTTTAACGTATATTGTTTGTGTTGTGCTCATTGTTTTATCCTTTTGCTTGAATTACTAGCCATTCACCGTTTAGCACTTGACATGTTATACCGTCATATGGTTCGGTTAATGCCTTCTCTGCTCCGCCGTCTATCGTACCATCACTCGGAATAAGGTTTACTATTTTAGATGCAGTCAAGCTATCGTTAGTTGTAAATCTCATCTGTATACCGTCATTTATGTCTAATGAAGCTGATGGTAAGTATACAGTCGCTGTACCGTTAACTCCCGTATATCTAAAGTGATGATGGAAATCTATTGCAGTACCAGCAGAGCCTGTTAGGTATGTAATTGTACCTGGACCTACATCTACATTAACATAAGTCTCATATTGTTGACCCTGTCTTACAGCATTACCGATAATTGTTCTTCCGGCATCAAGAGGTGTAATAGGTTGAGTTGGATTAAATGCTATAACATTGTTAGATCCACTTTCAATAGTAGCAGAGCCGGTTAGATTTACAACATATAAGTTATCTATCACACCTTCAGCAGATACGTTGTCTCCGAAAATGTTTACTTTACCTCCAACATCCATTAACGTATTACCGTTACCTGTGATAGTAGAGTTACGTACGTAAGGACCTACAGTATTACCGCTACCTGCTACGTGTACGTTTACCGCTCTTTCATCTACGTAGTTTACACCTCTTACAATATTATTAGAAGGTACACTCTGTCTATCCTGTACCCATACTACATCATTACTATCAGGGAAGTATCTAAAGCCATCTCTTGAAGAAGCATTCTTTAGTAAGTTAGGATCAGTGATAGTAGCACCTGTCTCATAATCTTCATAGACAACACGTCCATTTGCATCTACAGAGCTTACTGTGACATCACTATACCCTACGCCTATGCCAATGTCAAAAATTCTACGACGTGGATATTTTAACTTCCTGGTAGGTACTTTTAACAGCTCTACTTTTACAGACTCTTCTTTGGTTAGATTAGCACCTTGAATCTTATTGATTCTATAGTAATGTCCATCTACAAAGATCTTATCGTTAAGCTTGATAGTAGGAATATCAGTAGGCTTTAATGCTATGTTTACAGTTACTAATCTAGAGTCTATATCATAAAGCTCATTAACGTATTCTGCCCAGTAGGTATAGAATGCATCTCTAGGTGTTTGAGCATTTACAAATTGCTGGTGATATTCTACGTGATTAAGATTACCGAAATGTAGGTCCAAAGAAGTACTAGTAGCAGGTAATTCGTTTACGTGGTGGAATACAGGATAGTAGCTTTGAGAGTAAGGAGTATCTAGCTCATCACTCATCCACCATACACCTTGTGTTATTGTACCAGAAGCTCCTAGGTTGAATATTCCAGAAAGATCAAACAATTGATTATTCTCTTTCTTACCTAAGTAATAAAGTAATCTAGGGTTAAATACTAATCTAGTCTTTTCACCACCAGGACCATCTGCTGCATAGATCTGAGGTACAATAAAATCATTAGTACCTTCGATATACCTCATTGGTGTAGGAGAGAAGTAAGTACCTACAGACCTTTCTCCAGTAGCTAAATCACTATCACTAAAATACTCTAAGTCACCAAAAGTCTTTTTACGGAAGTCCTGACTATACTTGTTAAAGTAGTCTTCATCAGGCTCATCACTGAAGTAAAGTTTTTTAGGATTATCTTGCAAAGGATGAGAAATCTCAAACTTAACACTTCTATCAACTTTATCAGTCCAGTCTTTTTGTATACCGTTATCTTTCCATACATCGAAAGTCTCAATACCTATAACGTTCTGTTCGTCTCTTCTAGGTTCTAATACTAGGTTAAACTTCTGAATAACACCAGCTAGGAAGTCTGTTACCTTTTGATCACTAGGGAATAGCTTACCCATAGACACAGTACTACCTTGGTAAGAGGTAGGTCCTTGATACATTTGGAAGTATGTCTGAGGAGTAGCAGCATAGAACTCTAATATCTCAGAAGCGTATGTACCAGTAAACTGTACGTATAATTCTACAGTATCGCCAGCTGTTAATGCTACGTTATTCCAGTTAGCACTTATAATACTACTGTAACTTGTGATAGGAGGTAAAGTACCTAAACCTGTATAGTTAAAGAATCTCTCAGTACCTTGAATCTTAACACCATTCTTGTATATAGCTAATACGATATTTCTGGCTGTAAATGAATTTAGGTTACTGATAGTAAAAGGTAGTACGGCAGCAAAAGAATAGTTACCTGTAGCACCAGCTGTAAATTCACTAGTACTGGTATCCCATCTATTACCGTTATCATATGTCTCAGCACTAAAGCTTACCTTATTCCAGGTAAACGATGGAGGAGTAAATTGCTGACTTGCAGTAGGGTAGGCAGAGAAAGACTGTGATACTGGAGATACAAAAGAACCTGCTGTTCTAGATTCATCCTGAGTAGCAAGTACATATATATTGCTTACATTAGCACTATCTAAGAAAGAAGAAGAATACGTATAGTCGGTATTTTCAAAGATCTTATCTACTACAGCTTTTAGTCTGATAGCAGGCTTAAAGTCAATAGGCTTTAGAGGAGTAGTCTCATTAGTAAAAGAGTTAAGTCCTCCACCATTAACTAACTGTACAGCATCTGGATCGTTATCTTCTACTCCATACTCGGCTAGAGGATAAACGATATCACCGTTAAATAAATCTAAATCCCAAGATGAAGAGATATTAGTATAGGTTAGTTCGTGATCGTATTCTGACCAATCTAGATCACCAAATGTCTTATCTAAGACCTGATACTTAAAATCTACAGTCTCGTTTACTACTATAGCATTATAGACAGTATCTCCTCTCTGATCTGTTACTACGGATTCTAAGTATATCTTACCGTTGAAGATCTCTTGACCATCCACCAGCACCTGGCAAGGTAGAGTCTTGATAAAGCTACTAGCCGGGCTAGCACCTATGTTATCTAGGTTACCGAAGTATTGTTGGTTGTTGTCTGTACCAGGGAGGGAAAACTTCTGAGAAGATATACCAAAGACCGTACCTATCTCACCGCTCTCAATTGCAGAGATATCCAGTCTAAACGACTCTTCATTGTATAGATCTAAGTCGTACTTCTCTTGGTTGTCGTTATATGCTCTTAATATAGTAGCCATATTATCTTCTAGGTCTTAGCTGATTAGCGTATTCAAAGTTAAATGAGTACTGGAATACTTTCTGAGATCTAGGGTTAGTCTTCTCAGTTGCTGCAGCATCACTGATAACTACAGGTAAGAAATTCGTACCCTCTTGTACGTATACGTTAGTGCTAAAGAATAACTCTCTTAACCAATCAGCCTCAGCCTGTGTTAGGATATCTGTAGTAACGTTTTTACGCTGAGTGGCTTTGTTATAGAATTGACTAGAACCTCTTCTAGAAAGGTCGTAAGTAACAGTACTAGTACCTGTACCATAATCTACAAAAGACTGCTGGTATGCATTTCTCTCAATTTGTACGCCACTGTTTATAGCTAGTTTAGCTGTGTAATAATCCCATACACCAAACTCATTCTTCCAGGCAAATCTAACTCCTTCAGAGATACACTCGGCATCATCTTTCTCAAAGGTCATTTGACCGAATACTGCATTATCGTTATCTAGTCCGTCATCACCAGCTCCTATTAGGATTACTGTATAAGAGGCCCAGGCAGCATTTAAAGTATTACCTCCATCAGCTAGGTTTTGAGGACCTACACCTATATGTATAAGTCTAGTACCTGAAGTCTGATTAGCTGCTACTGTACTCCATAAGTCGTTAGCAATTACTTTAGGACCACCTCCATTAGCTACTATATTTTCTAAAGTGACATTCTGTATAGTAGTACCGGCAGCATTCTTTATATCGAATTTAACATAAGATATATTCTGAGCATATACATCACTATCTACAAAGTTACCGTTATAAGCAGAGATAGTAACATACTCACCATCCTGTGCCTTTTGTGTAGTAGGAGCATTACTTAAAACTACCTGATGACTGAAGGTATTATATACGTCAGCTTGTTCAGGATAGTAGTAAGAGGAACTAGCAAAGTTCCAATACCCTGCATTAGGTTCTACTAGACCGTCTGAAAGATAGGTAGCATAACTACCAGACTTAGCAGGTGATCCAGAGACTGCAGCTACACCGTTATACAAAGTAACAGATCCAGAAGTAGAAGTACCATACTCCTCTCCAAATGCTACCCAGAACTCTTTACTGCTTAAAGAAGAGGTTGCAAACTCTGCTGTCTTCCAAACATTATCCGACTCTAGATAGTTGGTAATGATCTGACCTACGTTGAATACTCCGTACCCTTGAGGTGAAGGCTGTTGCTTAACTCTCTGTAGTACTGTCTTATTTTCATCCTGGATATCACATACATACTGGAATTGAGGTTGAGCCTTTTGAGTAGAGTCAACTTCAAATAATAAGTCTGCATTAGACATATTAGGAGATGTAGGTGATTGTGAAATAGTGATAGCCATCTTACGATTGTGTTACTTTTGAATCTGGGAATGTTTTCTGTAGATGCTGTACAAAGTCTTCCATACCTCCTTTAGCTCCGGCTTCTGCTAATTCGTCTGAGAAGTTATTGATAGCATACTCTATACTGTTGTCAATAAAAGGACTAGCTTTGATACCTTTCTTGGCAATCGATTTAGCTATAGCCCAGGCTAGTTGTGTTTGAGTAAATGTACCCGTCTTAATTCTACGTTGACTAATCCAGCTCTCTATAGCCTGTACCGGAGGCATTTTATCTCCTGGCCTTCTACCTGCATCTACATACACACCATATTGTGCGAATTCGATTACAGTGGCTGGACCTTCTTGAGTCTCTTCAACCCTAGATCTAATACTCTGAATCAGATTACCGGTAGCAATCTTATTATCAGATACAAGCTCATCTACCATTACATCGGTGATCTTTTCACCTAGTAATCCAAATGCCTTGGCTAGATCTTCGTTGAAGTTAGTTAGTTTCATTAGCTAGGGAAGTTGCAGTAGTTAAGAATTCCTTCGTTAATTACATTTACTGTTGCTACCCATCCGTATACTCTATCGTTAAAAGCCTCATTGACTGGAGTGATAGTGCTTAGGGTAGTATATAATGTCTGTTGGTTTGAACCGTTATTAAAGTAGCTTAGAATATCATAGATAACTTGCTCTGTATTACTCATTACCGTTAAGTAGTCTGTCTCTGTTAACTTCGGGACATCCAATGAATACAATTCAAATGCTAAGTTTCTAGTACCAGTCAAACCGTTAGGGTTAGTAACGATACCAGGAGAAGATAAAGGACGTAAGAATACGTAGTTATAATTTACATTCTGAGAAGTAGCATCTAACTTATCTAGAGTACCGTAATAAAACGTATTAACTCCTAGATGGGCAGTACATGCTGCATCAAATAAGTCTACTATTTGTTTAAACGTTTGCATTGTCTATAATTTGTTTAGCTTTGTCTGCTGTTACCTGAAAGGCTTTAGTAATCCAATCTATACTCTGTCCTCTCTTATACCAGTCAATAATCTTCTTCTCTTTATCAGTCAGTTCAATCTTTGCTTTAACTGGCTCACTTGATACGATAGCTTCGTTGTTGTTCAAGTAGCTTTCTTCTACGCTCTTCTTGTCTAGTTTTGTCTTTCTCATAAGCCAAATAATTTAATACACCAATAAAGTTTACAGCCGTGATAGACTTATCTCCTGTGACCGAAAGGATGGGTGTTGAAGCGAGGTGATAAATAGTCGCAAGCCATCCCCAGTGCTCACTGAAAGTTGTTTGGCCATCTGATTCAGCATCTCCTTCTTCTCCTTCTGGGTTTTGGTTTTGTACGAATAGATCTCTATACCTCTCAAGTGTATGTTTGCGGTTTGCAAAAAAAAACTAAGAGCTCCTAAAGCATAGGCTACTGGAATATCTTGGAAGATCTCTGCATAGTCATATCTCTTATTACTATCGTACTCCTCTACGGTGTAGTATTTTAATACGTCCTCTAGCTTACCCTGTCCTAGTCTTAAACCATTCTTGATCTTAAACTCTAGAGACTTAAAGCGATGCTTTAACACCGGACGATATAGTATAGCCATAATCTGGTCTAAATTCTCCAGTGGCTTTTTAGTTAGGTTTTCTAGATCGATATACTCACCTAAAGTCATCTTAGTGATAGGCTGGTATCCGTACAATACTCCTTCTACTTCAATGATAGGATAATATTCATAGCCAACGTCAAATAAAGCTTCTGTAACCTTATCGTACATCTTAGGTAGATCCTTGCTATGCTTTTTCTTCAATTGCTCTGAAGGTATATCACCTAGTATAGCTAACACCTCTACGATCTTCTCTGTAGAAGATAGGTGCTCTAATGAATTTACCTTTTGGTAATTCTTGATAGATAGGTATTTTGGTATTTTTAGTTCCATATTGTGTAAGTAGTTTTTTTAGATGTAATAGTGATGTATATAATTATATATCGATATATCTTATCCGAATCTAGCAGCTGTGTATTGTTGAGTATTACCAACATATATCTTACTAGCACCGCCTCCTCTTATCTCATTCCTGGCTATGTTAGCCATCCATACACTATCCACGATATCATCATGCATACCAGGAGGGTGACTAAAATGTAGTTTACCATTCTGTCCTAGCTTATAACTAAAGGAAGCAAACTCTTGATATACTTCCGGCATTAGTTTCTTACTGGGTAGTTCGATTATACCTTCTTCTATGTCTTGGATTAGTCCTCGAATGGCCTGGACCTTATTATCGTTGCTCGTAGTGAACCCTCTGATAGATCGAACGTCTCTTCGAACCTCTTCATAAATTGCACGACCAATTCCATTTGTCTCACAGTAACCGGTAATGTTTGGGAAACGTTTGAGTTCTGATATAAGTATTCTTCCAATTTCGGCAATAGGCTTTCTATTGACTCTAGTGCAGGAATAAACTCTTCCCGATGCTCCGAGAACAGTGAGGACTGTATAATCGTCAGAGATGCCGACGTCAATGCCTGCAAAATAATTCTCGCCTCTTGTAATTTCTGGCCATCCATCGAGTATACATACATTATCTAAGTTCCTAAATACGTCATTTCCACCATCCACAAACTCAGCCATATACTCCTGTCTAAAGATATCCTCAGGTAAGCTTCTTCTCTGTTCTTCTATGAACGATAAATCTACATAGGTGTTATCTGTAGAGATACCTTGAAAGGAAATATACTGATCGTTAGCCTGTATACCTCTCAGGTAATAATTATAGAACCAGTTACCCTTACCCTTTGGAGTAGAGATAACCAAACACTTTTTACCAATAGCTGTTAGGGTAGGTAGTATAGCTGCCGTTAGAGCTTCTTCTCTGATATAAGCAGCCTCATCTATGATTAGGTAGTTAAAACTAAAACCACGAATACTGTCTGGTCTTTCAGCTGATAGGAATTGTATAGTACTGCCATTTACAAACCTCATAGTAAGGTCTGCTTTGTTTGAACTCTCTACTATGTCTTTACAGGCATTTAATATCTCTCCAAAGACCTTCTTACCCTGATTATAGATTGGACTAATCCAGGCTCCTCTGCTACCACTGTTATTTAAAAGCCAGTATACTAGTAGATTGCTTGCAAGTAACGACTTGCCGAATTGACGACCAGTGCTAACGATACCAAACTTATGATCACTATCACTAAAGCTCTCGATAACTTTTCTCTGACCGTCATGAGGACTGAATAATTTAACGGTTAGTTCCATTCGGTTTTAATCTCTGTAACCTGTATATCGGCCTGAATCTTCTCTATATCATTACCGGTATATTTCATGATCTGATCTACGGCTCTCTGTCTAACCTTCTCATCCTCTGAGGCTAATAGTTCTATAATAGTAAGAACGGCTGGAGTTAATTGTTTGTTTAATAACTCTCTCCAACCTTCTTTGTATTTCTCTCCAGCCTGTGCCCAGTATAAGGTGTAAGTCTGTTCTGACTTATCGCTATAATTCTCATGACAATACTTCAACCAGTCCTTAACTCCAAAAGGACGATCGGTATCAAAGCGTAGTTCATAGCACTTCTGTACTCTAAATTCTACTTCGTCTTGTGGTAATCTTGTTCCAGCCATCATTCTATATTGTTTCTATAAATATACATAGGAGCTAAAATGCATATAATTGCATAGCTTAATGATCTCTTCTATTGTGATATCATCTGTAGGGCCGTATCGGTCCATCGTAAAATCGGGTATTCTACCTCCCAATATAACTTAAGGATCTTCTCTAGATCATACTCAAAGCCTGCTTCTTCCATCAGTCTTTCTAGCGTTACTAAGTTATTATTACTATCTACAGTCTCTACACCTCTCTCATCATGGATCTTCATCTGTCTGAATCCCATATCTCTGTATACTGATAGTACTCTACCTTTACTTGATACAATAAATGGTACTGAGTATTCTTCTATCTCTATTGTTTTCCATTCCTCTCCGGGTAGGGCTTGACTCTTAATAAACAGATTAATTGCTCTCTTACTGCCTTCTAACCTAGTATGCATCCTTGTCTTTTCGTCAGGATAAAGTTTTGCTATGAATTTATCTGTAGGTAAATCATTATAAATTGCTAGGTCCACCTGATGAGGATCCGCTGTCCATCTTTGCTTGTTCATATAACTTGTTTATGGTCTCGTAATTTTGTTCAAAAAGCGAGGTAGTGATACGTGCCATATTCTTAAAATCACAACTGCAGCTTCTACGGTTAGGTTTATCCCAACCTCTTAGAATTCTTTCTGCTTCGTAGTACGTATCTAATACCCTGCCTTTTAATATAAGACCTAGAGCGTTCTTTTCAAACTCTTCTTTAAGAAAAATTGCTTCTTTTTGTGTCATGAGAATTTAAAGTCTGTTGTTGCTGCATTATTACCAAAAGCATCTCCGTGAGGTGTACCGTGCATCTGAACCTTAGTATAGTATTCCATAGCTTTATCTTTAGCTACTTCCGGGCTATTGGTTCTACCTAACAATTCAAACTCTAACTCTGGATCATTATACTCCTGTACTGTCTTTTCTATATTAGTACTAACAATAACTTTCTTAAGCTGTACTGCATACAGAAGGTAAAACATTCCTTCCTGGTTTAACTCTTGTGCTTCCATTATCTGTTTTTAATTCTATTGTAAACTTCTGTGATAAGTGAGAACGTTTCGATGTAGTGATTCTCTTTTTGTTTTCTTTCTCTTAGACTAGCATTAGGCATCTTTTCTATAACCTTCCATTCAAAGCTCTCTTGCCCGTACTGTAGAATAGCATCCTTAAAATGCTCACTTAAGTATCTAGAAAAAGCTTTAGGGTTTTTAGAGTACATTCTCCATTCTACCTCTCTACGGTTAAATCGTGAGGTCTGACCTACGTAAACGTGATTGTTATGTTTATTTATCAACACGTATATACCTCCTCCAGCTTTACTCCAGAATTTATTCTGAGCTTTTAATTTAGCTTTATGGCCTTTAGGAGTGTAGTAATACTTGGCTTGATAGCCAGGTCTTTGCTCTCTAAACTTAGCATTAGTAATTTTATTACACGTCTTACACGAAGGCTGTTTGCCATCAGGCTTACGTGAACATTTAGAGAATTGATCTAGAGGTTTATCCTCTTTGCAGGTAATACAGTTTTTTGTTTCCATGTCCTTGTTTTATTATACATAGGTAACTATTTTGAAAACAGGAAAAAATATTTACTGGTACCAATGCTCCATTCGATCTATCAAGTGACTGATAGAGTAGGCTAGTAGGGCTACAATAGCAGCTTTAAATGGATCTTGGAAGTAGATAAGACCGCCCCAGAAACCGACACATTTCGGACAGTCCAACAACCAACTAAATCTTACTTCCCTTATACCAAAGTGATCCTTTATAACCTGTATTGGCTGAAACCAGCTTGCGAACATAACTGCTAATACTGCAGCTCCTACTAACTCTACCAGTGTATTCATGATTGTAATTCTTCTAGATATTTTCTAACCTCTGTTCTAACGTCTTTTACAAACCTAGCTCTTTCTAGCTGTTTAGACTTTACCTTTCTCCCTTGCATATAATTGCGGAGAAATTCATAGCCACGTTTTAACCCTAGTCCAATACCGGACACTACCGCTAGTATTCCTAAGGTGTATATGATTATATTCACGATTTCCATTTTAATAAGTTTTACAAGCTCTTTTTAGTCTATTCTTTAGAGTAGTCCATTGACGGGTAATATCCTTTTCTGGAATGTCGTACTCCTGGCATATGTCTTTTACTTTCTTACCTGAGAATATCTTTTGCTCTACTAACCATCGATCTATCATACTGAGTTCGTTATCGTAGAAGTACCTAAGACATTTCATCTTACCTTCTAGCTCTTCACCATCTGATAACTCATAACTACTCTCATACCTGACTTCTCCGTATGAGTTAATAAGTTCTCTTTCTTTGATTAGAGGTCTACGATACTTACTATAAAACATAGAGGTAGAAGACTTAACCTCCATAGCCATTCCACGTGTAAGATAATGCTCTATACCTCCATCTGTGTATAGCTTCCATTGCTTCTCTAAAGGTAAATTATAAAAGTACGAGACTATATGGGCTAAGAGATCTTCGCGTGAGTATTGCGCTGCATGAGTACAAACTTTAACAGAGTTAATCTCCATTTGTTTATACCCACCATCACTCCACCACTTATCGATTAGAGCTCTCTTCTCAGTATCAGAGTAATTCGAACCCATCGACTCTTTTACTTTCTTCTTCATACTTCTCGATGATCATGTTCTTATACATCTCTAATTTAAGAAGCATATCTGGATTAGTATTGAAAAACATCTCCTGCCATTTCTCTTCTGAGTAGTGTACTGGATGATTTAGGTCTTCTATTTTAGGTAAGTCTCCTGCTTTAGTAATTTCTTGACTCATAATATCTTTTATAATACTTAGTATACAATATACGAAAAAATTATATACTATCAAACATTTTATCAAATAATTCTATAGTTTCTTTTTGAGATCTAGATATACCTTTAGTAGTTATTATACTATCTTCTACTATTACTATATCTTCTACTTTAACTTTATCTTTATCTTTATCTTTATCTGTGTAGCAAACATTAGTTTTGCTTGAATTTGCTTTAGCAAAAGTTAACAAAGCATTATCTTTTAATCTTTGCTCTTCTTTGCTTAGATTTGCTTGAGTAGTATCTCCACCCCTTTTACCTGCTTCAGATCTCTTCTTAGAGATATCAGCCATACGATCTAACTCAGCTTGATAGGTAGACCATACTACCTGTACCGTACGAGAGCAATTTGAGATATTTACAGAGCCGTTATTTTTATGCTCTACTAATAGACTCAGTACCTCTACTAATTCTTCTTTCTCTAATAATTTAAAAGACTCTAACCATTCGTCTTTAAATCCAGTCCACAATTTAGTTTTCATTTTACTTTAAAAAGAAGAACCCTCCAAAGGGGCCGGTCGAGAACGGACACCCTAAGGAAGGCTCAAATATTTTTATTAGGGTCTCGACTCCCTTATAATGATAATTATACTCTAATATATGAAAAAGGCCCCGAAGGGCCAACTTTCTTATGAAAAAAAGTAAAAGGTGAGATCGGCAACCTGCTATTAGTATAATTAACTCGTATGGCAGTGAGGATAGAGAACAGGTATTACTGTCCGATCTCTAAAAGGAAGTGGAAAACCTACAAGTACATGGGAAACTCAAAAACCACTCCCTACCCTTTCTATTAAATATACGAAAAAAGGCCTTAGGAATCAACCCTGGCCTTTATATTTTTTTCTATAATTTTTTGAGCTCTTTAGACTTGAGGTCTTACTCTTGGCGTGAACTCCTGGTCTAGATATTTTAGGTTTATCTAGTTTCTGGGTTGTTGTTTGTCCTTTTGCCACTATTACGTAAAAGGAACGTAAAGAGTTTCTAAATAATTTGTTATCTCAGCAATCTGAGTACCATTCATTACAAATGGATATCTGATAAAGCTTCCTATATCAAATCTAACTAAAGTAGTACCGACATTAGTCTCATCAGCTCCGCTATATGCAACACCAATAGTATTAGTACTTGTAAGTGTGCCGTTCTTATAAGCCGTAAACCCTGTTAGACCGCCATCAGGATATACTGTTATAGCCATACAGGTAAATCCACTTGTATTATATCCAATAGTGGTATTTGTGTAATCAGATCCAGCTCCTTGATTGATACCTACTGTAAATGTGTACCCTGGATTACCACCTGGAGCATCTTGGTACCCTAAATTTACACCAGCAAAATTAACAACATTATCTCTAGTATCTTCATCAATACAGTTACCGTAAACTAGAAAGATAGTTACCCCGCTATTGTTAGCATCATAAGCATCGGTATAAGTATCGTCTGCCTCATTATCATCTAATCCATCTACTACATATCCAATACTACCTTGACTAGCTCCTCCATTTCTTGTCATAAGACTATAAGGAGAAGAACCCCAAAGACTACCTTTATTGTTACTCCCAAAATTATATAGTACACCGTAGCCATCGGTGCTTAAACTTCTCCATCCAGCTAGATTAGGAGCAGCAGGTTCAAAATATATATCAGGAGATCCAGCTACAGTCCATAGAGGAGTCAGCTCAGGAATAAAAGGCTGATTAGAGACAGAAAAGGCAGACTGTATAAACATGATTAATTTTTTCTTAAGAGTTTTTTTACGTTTAGAGCTATAGCAGTCAATAGAAGAACTACTGTCAGAACTTCAGAGATAGGCATTAATACACTTCCTAGTGCTGCAAAACTAACTACGTTTTCTACCGATGTATCGTGCATGTCTGTTAATTTTCTCCGGTTAATAAATTTAATAAACCTTCTGGAGTATCACCAGTTACATAAACGATTTCGTTAGTAACGTTATTTTTAAAGCCTACAGTTACTTCATTAAAGTTATAAGGTACCCAGTTAGCTCCTAATACTCTTAGTATATAAGAATTACAAGCATCAGAAATGTAAGGTATAATATCTTCTCTTGTCATGATAATCCGTATAAAGCTTTATCGTAATCGTAGTTCTGAAGTACTTCATCAGCAGTTAATGCCTTATTTTTATATACTCTAAGGTTGCCGGCTCTAATATTAAATCCTGTACCGTTATCAACCACACCTACTCTCATTCTCCAGTCAACTGGTGCATTTACACGGTTACCGGTATAGCTAGTAGAAGTATCTAACACACCGTTGAGGTATAGTTTAGCAGTTTTAGCTGTATCATCATATACCTGAGCTATATGGTACCAGTTACCTTGAGAGAGAGTTGTAGTTGTACATAATACAACAGGAGAGGCAAATATACCAATAACTCCTCTAAAGCCATTAGTACATCCTTGAGGCCATCCTATAGTCTGAGCATCACCACGATAAGCTTGCCATACACCATCATCATTCCAACCTCCTCCTGTTGTTTCAACGAATACATATCCTTCAGTGGTCATAGTAGCCTGATTGTAAACAGAAGTAGTACTATTAGACCACCATCTTGCAAACCAAGCATTAGCTCCATCACTTCCTCCTAATGTATAATAATCTCCAGTCTTACTAACACTACCAGTAGCATAAAGATCATTACCATTACCAGTAATATCAGTCCAGGTAGAAGTATCGCCAGAAGCGACTTCCCAGAAAGCTGTTAAACCGTCTGTTACGTATCCTGGAGCTGCAGGTGGATTGTAACTTAGTATGTTAGGTGCTATAAAGTGTATTCCAGCCATGGTCTTATACTGTTACTAAATCAAACTCTTTTAATCCACAGCTATTAGCAGCTGCCGTAAATATTCCAAACGAAGTCCAAGTTGAACCGTTAGTACTATAAGAAATAGTAACATCAGCCTCACGGAAGCCTCCTCCATAGCTTACATAGAATCTAACTTTAGTCATAGATCTATCTGTACCGAAATCTTTATCGATTGGAGTAAGTGTATCGTAGTATCCTGGCTGTCCAGTAGCTCCTGGGATTATACCTGAATCTGAACAGTTATCTGCTGCATCTGTTCTAAAGTTATACCACGTAGCAGTAGTATCATCGTACATATCAATTCTAGCAACTCTAGGGTGGTGAGTAGCTGAACTAGGTACATATGTAACAGTGTATCTCCAGTACCTAGCAGCTGTAGGAGTTACAGCAGTAGTATATTGATCTCTGATTGCATTATAGTTTTGAGTAATCTCTGCCCCGCTTAGTACTTTATTGTATACCATC